CTCCAAGCTGTCCGTTGCGTTCAAACAGGGCGGCAAGCTGCTGTTTGAACGCGGCCTGCCGGACGTGACGATGTCCGGTAATGTACTTTCCTGCACATTGACCGAGGAGGAAACGCTGCAGCTTCGCGGGGACACGGAATTGCAAATTCAGTTGCGCGTTGGCGTTGGATCTGCCCGCATGGCTTCACAGGTGTTCCGTGTGCCGGTCAGCCAGATTCTGAAAGATGGTGTGCTTACATGACGTTAGACGTACAGTTTGCCGCACCCTCCGCCTTTGTGGTGGAGTTTGGCACCGATGCCGATCTGGCCGCCGACCTGGGGCAGACCACCATTTTATCCACCGCGCCGCAGTACAAGGGCGAGACCACCGTGACCCCGCGCACCTACGAGGAGACCCGCCTGGAAACCAAAGACAAGCTGATGCCGGACGATGTGACCGTGCGAAAGATTCCCCGGTACGAGGTCTCCAACGATTGCGGCGGCGTGACCCTGATTATGGGAGATGAATATTTCAATGGCTAACCAATATGTAAACAAAGTCATCATCGGCAAAGAGGTCAAGCTCGACCTGACCGCCGACAGCGTGACCCCGGACAAGCTGGCCAAGGGCATTACTGCCCACGATAAGACCGGCGCGCCCATCACCGGCACCAACACCAAGGACGTGGACTCTTCAGATGCCACCGCCGCCGTGGCCGAGATGCTGGAGGGCAAGACCGCCTACGCCCGCGGTGCCAAGCTGACCGGCACGATGCCCAACAACGGGGCCGTAGCCGGGAAAATCACCCAAAAGGACGGCAAGTACACCATCCCCATGGGCTTCCACGATGGCAGCGGCAGCGCTGAAATCGATGAGACCGAGCAGGCCAAGCTGGTGCCTGCCAACATCCGCGAGGGTGTCACCATCCTGGGCGTGGAGGGTTCCATGTCCTCCTCTGAGGGCATGAAGCCCCAGGCTAAGAGCGTGACCCCGACCTTTGAGCAGCAGACCGTCCTGCCCGACAGAGACTACAACTGCCTGTCGCAGGTCACGGTGGCGGCCATCCCGACCAATTACGTGGACAATGCCGCCGGCGGCCAGACCCTGACGGTGGGGGGCTAACCATGGCGGTGAACAAGGTGATGCTGGGCAGTGAGACCCTGCTGGACCTGACCGGGGACACCGTGACCAGGGCCACCCTGCTGGCCGGACACACCGCCCACAATGCGGCCGGGGAACAGATCGAGGGCGAATATACGCCCCCGGATGTGTTCACCGGGGCCAGTGCCGAGGGCGCGGGCACATCCGGCCTGGTACCGCCACCCGCTGCCGGGGACGAAAAGAAGTACCTGTGCGGCGATGGCAGCTGGGCCACACCCGAAGCGCAGACAACGATTAAAATTTGCAGGTGGTGAGAATATGCCCGTTTACTTAGGAAGCGAAAAAGTAAGTATTTTCGCGGGTGCCGGTGCCGCACAGATGCAAGAGAAATCAGTCGTGCCAACCGAGAGCCAGCAAACCGTAACCCCTGATACTGGTTACGACGGTTTGACTAAGGTTACGGTCGGTGCCGTTTCTTCTACCTACATTGGAAGCAAAGTCACCAAGAAATCCGCCCAGACCTACACTCCGGGAACCTCCGATCAGACGATTGGTTCCGGACAGTATTTGAGCGGAACTCAGACGATCAAGGGTGACAGCAATCTTGTTGGAAGCAATATTCTATCCGGCAAGACCATTTTCGGTGTGCCTGGTTCTGTGGTGATCCAGAGGTATTACACCGGTAGTTCCGAGCCCAGTTCTTCGACCGGCAGCAATGGCGATTTGTATTTGCAGACTGGGGGCTAATGTATGGCAAGTGTAACATTGGTTCCTGCAGGATACGATGGTCAACGCTCATCGTATATTTCTGTAGACACGTCTTATCCGCTTTCAAATGGCCTTACCAGTTCAAGCAGTGACACCTTTGCGGTGCTAAACCTGAACAAAGGTGGTGGTGCGGTTTCTAAGCTGGCAGTCAAATTTGATGTGTCAAAGATTCCGACAGATGCCAAAATCAATTCTATCTCTTGTAAGATAAAGGCCAGAATCTCGAATGCGTCACCGTATATTTTGAGCGGTGTTGCGCAGTTGTATTGCGGCACGGCCGGGTTGAGCGGCGAAATTGAGTTGGGAACATCCCCAGTGGCTCAGACTTTTAACGATACCGGCTGGTGGGATCGTGAGAGCCTGGACGATCTTATCTTGCTGATTACCTGTACACGCGGCTCGCTATCCGCAAACAACAGCCATACTTTGCGTTTTTACGGTGCTGATCTGACTGTAGACTACACTGGCGGCGGATCTTCTGGCCCTGTGCTGAGCACTAAGGTAAATGGCAGCTGGGTGAACGTATCCAAGGTCTACAAAAAAGTAAGCGGTATTTGGGTAGAACAGAGTGACATTGCAAACTTGTTTAGCACTGATACCAATTACGTAAAGGGGTGAGATTTTGGCAAAGACTACAGAAACGATTGGCGAATTCACAATGAACATTCTTACCGCGGAGCAGTATGCAGATGCGAAAAAGAATAACCAGATCGACCCCAATCAATTATATTTTACCCCTGAAAAAAAGTTGGTTGTTGCCGTATCTCAGGATGAGTATGAAGCAATGAAAGAGGCCGGTACGCTGGATGAGGATGTACTTTACGTTACACCCGCTAGTGAATCCGTTACGATTCCCGAGGCCACGGAAACGACCGCTGGCCTAATGCCGCCCAGCGCCGTGACAAAGCTGAAAGGCATTGATGAGGGCGCGAACAAGTACACTCACCCCACGCATACCGCCCGGGCCAGCGGCCTGTACAAAATCACCGTGGACAGCCTGGGGCACGTCATCGCTGTTTCTGCTGTGCAGAAAAGCGACATCACCAACCTGGGCATCCCGAGTTCCAATACGACCTACGGCCTGGCCTCGGCCTCCAGCAATGGCCTGATGAGCTCGACCCAGTATTCCAAGCTGAGTGGCATTGAATCAGGTGCCAACAAAACCACGGTCGATAGCACGCTGTCCGGCACCAGTGCCAACCCAGTGCAGAACAAAGTCCTCTACGTTGCCCTGCCGTGGGAGTATTACGCCACCTTTTACGTGGACAGCTGGACGACCGCCTCCACGGATGAGCAAGCCCAGGGCTTTGCCTACAAGCAGACCGTGTACCCCTCGAAGAAGATCTCGGTCGCACCGACCCTGACCGCCAACAGCATGTTCTTGAGCCTCGGCTCGACCAACAAGACCGGCGTGTTCGCCACCGATGTGATCCTCGCCGATTCGATGGACAAGATCAACGCGGGCCTGGTCTACACCGGGTCCGGGACCATCACGGCGTTGGTAGAAGAAAAGCCCAGTTCGGACGTTGTCATGAACTGGTGGCTGAGAACATAAAAAAGGAGTTTTCAAATGAGATTATCGAACGAAGAAGTTTTACTTCGCTGGCCGCTGGATCAGCACATTTTGACCCAGGGCTGGCACTACAACAGCGGCCGCAGCCATAACGGCATCGACCTGCGCACCCAGATCGGCAACACCGCCGTGCGCCCGGTCTACGCGGCAGAGGACGGCACGGTGTCGGCCACCCAGCTGTGGGACGGCCACACCACCGACGAGCGCAGCATGCAGAGCTACGGCAACTACGTGGACATCCGCCACGCCGACTACAGGCAGCAGAGCCTCGTTACCCGGTACGCCCACCTGTTCAAGTTCATTGTTGCCAAGGGAGAAAAGGTCAAAGAGGGCCAGCTGATCGGCTACAGCGGTGCCACCGGCAACGTTTTTGGCGCGCACCTGCACTTCGAGGTGCTGCTGAGTGGCAAGCGCACCAACCCGCTGACCTGGCTGGATGATGATTTCACCACCGCCAGCAGCAGCGTCTACACCTACGGTCCCGGTGAGCATGCGGTCGAGCGCCCGGCCGAGGACAAGCCTGCCGCCTCCACGCTGCAGACCATCTGTGCCAGCAACCTGACCAACGCCCAGGCCATGGCGGTGTTCAGCCTTGCGATCCAGCTGCAGCTGGTGGCCATGCGGCTGTACTGGGCAGAATTCAGCGATGCCGAGATGGCGCATCAGAACATCGAGGTCGGCCCCATCACCCAGGGCGATGCCAAGGCCGTGTTGGACAAGCTGTCCGCCGTAGGTGCCAAGGGCACCGCGCAGGCAGCGTGAACGAAAGGAGTAAACCATGAAAGACGACAACATTTTCCTGTGGGTCAAGGCGGTGATTGCAGCCGCCTGCGGTGCCTTTACCGCGGCATTCGGCTGGCTGGGCTGGCTGGTGGTGGCCTGGGCTGCCTGCATGGTGCTGGATTGGCTCTCCGGCAGCGCGGCGGCCGCCAGCAGGGGAGAGTGGGCCAGTTCCGTTGCCAGAGATGGCATCTGGCACAAAGCGGGCATGATTGTGGTAGTTTGTGTGGCTGCACTGACCGATGCGGTTCTCAGCATCGCGGTCGAAAACCTGCCCGGCCTGGGCATTACGTACCAGAATCTGATCCTGCCGGTGGTGTTGGTGTGGTACATTTTTACCGAACTCGGCTCTATCGCCGAGAACGCCGCCCACATGGGTGCCGATGTCCCTGATGGCCTGCTGAAACTGCTGGCCGCCGGGAAGAAAGCTGCGGAACGACAGAGTAAAGACGACGAGGAATAAAATTTGAAAACAGGGGTTGACTTTTTGTAGCTACAGCAATATACTATCTGTAGCGACAAAAAGTGAGGTGATGACTATGTCGCCTACCATTGGACGCCCCAAAAGTGAATCCCCTAAAGACACAATGCTGCGAGTTCGGCTCGATGAGGTGTACTGCCAAAAGCTCGAACATTGCGCTACGAAACTTAATTTGTCGAAAAGCGAAATCGTTCGCAAAGGGATAGACCTTGTGGAAAAGTCCATAGAAAAATGAAAGAGCCCCTTGTACTGCCGCTTCTTGCCGGACGCGCATCACAAGGGACTCAGGACCAGAGGAATTACCTTCTGGTAAGTCTATTATACCAGTTGGTAACGCCTCTTACAAGTGAATGAGAGGTAATTTTATCATGCACAAGCCTGCTAACCCCTGCGACCTTTTCTGTGTTTCCTGTATTTTGGATGACCTCGATAATGTGTTGAACATTGTTGATGACTATTTTGAGGAAGGTCCCAACGAGAACACACCCAAAAAGGACATCCACGTAAAGGAATTGATGTTTCTGAATGATGCGAAAGCCTATCGCTCGGTTTTACGCTCGGCGATGGATACCTTGCACAATTTACAGGATTGGGTTGAAATGAGTATGCCGCGGGAGGGCAAGTAAAATGAACGATTTGCAGATTTTTAAGTACCAGGACAGTGAAGTGCGCACAGTTGAGATGAACGGTGAGCCGTGGTTTGTGCTGAAAGACGTGTGCGGGGTACTGGGGCTTGGGACTGTCTCTAAAGTTGCTGATAGACTGGATGCTGACGAAAAGGGTATGAATCAGATTCACACCCCTGGCGGGATGCAGGATGTAACGGTCATCAACGAATCCGGCCTCTACAACGTCATCTTGCGTAGCGACAAACCGGAGGCGAAGCCTTTCCGCAAGTGGGTCACCGCCGAGGTTCTGCCTACCATCCGCAAGCACGGGGCGTACATGACCCCAGAAACCTTGCAGGCCGCCATCCTGAACCCCGACACCATGATTCAGCTGTGCCAGCAGTTAAAGGCTGAGCAGGACAAAAACGCTGCCCTGACTGCAGCCAACAGCCAGTTGACCGTGGACAAGCAGATCATGCAGCCCAAAGCAGAATATTTTGACGAACTAGTAGACCGCAACCTGTTGACCAGCTTCCGCGAGACGGCCAAGCAGCTGGGTATCGGCGAGAAAGCGTTCATCGCCTTTCTACTGGAGAAAAAGTACATCTACCGCGACAAAAAGGGCAAGCTGATGCCTTACGCCGAGAAGAACAACGGCCTTTTCGAGATCAAGGAGTGTTTCAACGAGAAAACCAAGTGGAGCGGCACTCAGACCCTCATCACCCCCAAAGGCCGTGAGACATTCCGGCTGCTTTACCTGAAAGTGCTATCCTAACTAAAAGCGGCGGGCTACCCGATGAGGGCGGCCCGCCGCTTTTTTGGTGAATTTCATGGAGAAAACCGCACTCAAAAACGCACCAGCGTACCTATAAAGTGGACGCAAAAAGTGTATAGCACCCAGGTTGCACCAGAATAAATATACAACGTGAAACGCTATGAATCATCACGAAACAAAAGAAAAACCGCTAAGCTATGCAGCTTAACGGCTTTTTGTTGGTGTATCACCAATATTCATTTTGGAGCGGGATACGAGTCTCGAACTCGCCACCTACTGCTTGGGAAGCAGTCACTCTACCGGATGAGCTAATCCCGCATCAGTGACTGTTATTATACCAAACTTGGGCGGCGTTGTCAATGCTGGTTTTGCGGCGGTGCGGCGCGGCGGCGCGGGACACCCAACGGGCAGGGAAGCGCCAGCCGGTTTACGGCGTGCGGCCTTACAGCGTCAGTTGTTCGGCGCTGTCGTCGGCGCGCAGGATGGCACCTGCGGCGGGCAGCGTGCGCACGCGGTAACGGTGGGCCTCGCCCAGCTCCAGGCCGTCGGCCAGAGTGACGCGGGCGATCTTGGCGTTCTTTTTCAACGTTACAACGTTCACACCAGCACTGTCGCGAGTGGCCTTTTCGGGAATGAGGGCGCTGCCCGCCAGCAGTAGGCGGCCGTTGGTGGTGAAGATGGCCAGCTCGGTCTCAGCGGGCAGATAGCGCATGCAGGCCAACTCTTCCTTATCGCTGTAGGCTTTCAGCAGCTTGCGGCGGTTCTGCTTGGTCTCGTAGCTGGACAGCGGCACCTTGGCGCACTTTCCGTTTTGGAAGAAGAAGAGCATCCAACCCTTGTAGTCCGGCGTGACCACCATGTAGAGGGGCACTTCGCCCTCCTCCATGCCAAGGGACGATGCGACGTAATCACCCAGCACGCTGGCTTTGCTGTCGCCGAAGTCGTAGGCGTGGGATTTGTACACCTGGTGGTGATTTGTAAAGAATAGCAGCTCTGCACTGTTGGTGCTTTCGCAGGTGAACAGCACTTCGTCACCGTCTTTCAGTTTCTGCTCGCCGCTCATGCGCAGGCTTTGCGGGGTGATCTTTTTAAAGTAGCCATCCCGTGTAAAGAACAGATGTACGGGGTAGTCCGGCACCTGCTCGTCCGGCTCGTCGGCGGTGTCGGCGGGGATCTCGTACAAGATCTCGCAGCGGCGGGGCTTGCCGTATTTCTTCGCCACATCGCCCAATTCCTGCATGATGATGCGATTGATGCGAGCCGGGCGTTTGAGGATGTCCTGCAGGTCGGAGATGGCATCCTCCAGCTCCTCGATCTCCTCGGTGCGCTTCAAAATATACTCGCGGTTCAGGTGACGCAGCTTGATCTCGGCCACGTACTCAGCCTGAACCTCATCAATGCCGAAGCCAATCATCAGGTTGGGGACGACCTCAGATTCCTCAGCAGTGTTACGCACAATTTCGATGGCCTTGTCGATGTCCAGCAGGATAGCTTTCAGGCCCTGCAGCAAGTGCAGGCGCTTTTCCTTGCCTTTCAAATCGTAGTAGGTGCGGCGGCGCACGCACTCGGCGCGGAAGGCGATCCACTCCAGCAGAATGTCCCGCACGCCCAGCACCTTGGGCTGGCCACCGATCAGCACGTTAAAGTTGCAGGCGAAGCTGTCCTCCAGCGGTGTGGCCTTGAACAGGCGGGCCATGAGCTTATCCGGGTCCTGGCCGCGCTTGAGGTCGATGGTCAGTTTCAGACCATTCAGGTCGGTCTCATCGCGCATGTCGCTGATTTCACGGATCTTGCCCAGTTTGACCAGTTCAGTGATCTTATCCATGATTGCTTCGACGGTAGTTGTGGGCGGAATTCGCGTTACATCGATGCAATTGTTTTCTTTATCGTAGCTCCACTGGGCGCGGACACGCACACTGCCGCGGCCTTTTTCCAGCACATTCTGCATCTCGGCCGCGTCGTACAGGATGGTGCCGCCGCCCACAAAATCGGGGGCGGGGATGATCTCCCGCAGGTCAGCCTGGGGGTCTTTCATCAGGGCGATGGTGGCGTTGCACAGTTCCTCTAGGTTGAAGGAGCAGATGTTGGAGGCCATACCGACCGCGATGCCCAGCGTATTGTTAGCCAGAATGGCGGGGAAGGTGACAGGCAGCAGGGTAGGTTCTGTCGTTGTACCGTCATAGTTTGGCACAAAGTCGACGGTGTCCTTGTCGATGTCGCGGAACAGCTCGTCACAGACGGGTTCCAACTTGGCCTCAGTATAACGGGCGGCGGCGTAGGCCATATCGCGGCTGTACGCCTTGCCGAAGTTACCTTTGGAGTCGACAAACGGCACCAGCAGGCTCTCGTTGGAGCGGCCCATACGCACCATCGTATCGTAGATGGCGGCATCGCCGTGGGGGTTCAGGTGCATGGTGCTGCCCACGATATTGGCACTTTTGGTGCGGTTGCCCTTGAGCAGGCCCATGCCGTACATGGTATACAGCAGCTTGCGGTGCGCCGGTTTGAAGCCGTCGATCTCCGGCAGGGCACGGGAGACGATGACGCTCATGGCGTAGGGCATATAGTTGGTTTCCAGCGTATCGGTGATGGGAGATTCCAGCACCTCGCCCGCCGAGAG